GCATTGAACTGAATGTCGATCGACGCCACGGGCAGGGCCAGGGACTCATAGCCGGTCGTATAGCCATTGCCGGTGATGGAGACCGCCTGGCCCGGAGCGAGGTACGTCGTGGCCAGGCCCAGGTACGGAATCGTGCCCTCGACGATCACGTCCTTGATCGAGTCGAAGAGCTCGTTGGCGTAGGTCTGCATGTTCGTCGTGAGCGAGTAGTCACGCCAGTCACGGACCGTGACCGTCTTCGTGCGGCTGATACCCTCCACCGTGTAGGTCGTGCCCGCATAGCCGCCGCCCTGGGGGGCCTGGACCTCGAGCGAGCCGTTGGCGACCGGCAGGAAAACCTGGACGTCGGTTGGTGGTGTGACGACTCCCCCGCCGTAGACGAGGCTCGTTGGCGAGACGGTCGTGACCGTGCCCGCGACGGGGTCGATCTGGACGCCGATCGAGGATTGGTTGTACGGGGGCGAACCCGAGGGGCTCCAGTAGGCGGTGCAGACCGGCGACGTGGTGAGGGTCGCGGCCGTACCGTCCGAGTTGCGGAAGGCGAAGGGGTATGGGAAGAACTGCTGCATCTGGGCCGCAATGAAGGAGTTCGTGACCTTGTAACGCCGCCAGACGACGTTGCCCAAATTCGAGAGGGCGTAGAGGCGATAGGCGTTGTAGGTCGTCGCCGGAAGAGCCTGGTCCAATGTGAGCGTTGAGGAGCCCCCGGCCGTCATGGCGGTGTTGGCGATGACCCGTGCGGAGAACATCTGCTGAATGTTCGCGATCACGTCGCTGAAAACCGTGAGGATCGCGTGCTGGCCGGTAGAGGTCTGATCTAGCTGGTCAGCCGTGAGCGTCAGACTGGTGTTCTGCGAGGTGATCGTGACGTGGAGTGTATCGCCGCATGTGCAGGACCCTTGATCCTGGCCGGTCTGGAGGGAGAATTGCTGGTACATCGATGGTGACCAGGCGGCCTTGGCTGCGGCGTTCGTGCTGTAAGTGCCGAAGGCGAAATCCTCGACCAGACCGCCCGTGGGCGTAGTGCCGCCGGATTGCGGCCAGTTCACCGTGTAGCTGCTGCCCGGCCATTGCTTGAGCGCGAGTGTCACGCCCGAAACATTGACGTCCCCGCGGACGACGAGCTGGCTGTAGCAGTCGGACAGGTCCCGATGGAGCTGCGGCATCAGCCAGCGAACATCCCCGGTTCCCGGGGGCCCAGAGCCGCCGAGGGTGACCGTGTTCGTTGTGAAGAGCCGCTGATCGACGATCCGGATGTTGCCGGACATGTCGATGTAGGCCCAATGGTTGGGATGGCAGGTCTGGACGGCCGACTCGATCGACTGGATGATCCGCTCGCCGGCGAACGTGACGCGGAAGGGCGGGATGACATTGAGCGCGGCCAGGTCGGTGACGGTGGCGCTGGGCAAGGTCGAGATGATGACGGTGGGTGGAGTCGTATAGCCTGTACCCGCCGAGACCTTGGTGAACGCGGTGATCGCGCCGCCGGAGACGCTGGCCGTATAGCTCGCCCCTGAGCCGCCGCCGCCGGCCAGGACGACCGTCGGGGCGACCGTGTAGCCGGAGCCGCCCTCGGCGACAGTGACCGAGCTGACGGTCGTGCCCGTGAGCACGGCCGTCCCCGCGCCCCCGAAGCCGGCCGAGGTGAAGTTGCCGATCCCGTAAGACGAAAGGTTGACGGTGTTCTGGTACATCGAGAGCAGGTCGAGAACGCACTGGCCCATGGTGCGTCCCTCGCGGGCGGGTATGGCGTAGATGTCGTCTGATGCCAGGTTGAAGGTCGCGGTGTCGGAGAGGGTGTTGCTGTCGGTGGTTGGTACGTAGTCGGCTCGGTTGCGGAGTCCGAGTGCGCGGTACTCCCGGATCCAGCCTGTGCTGGTCTGGTAGCGGTCGGAGTAGCCCACGATGTCACCGGCGAAGTATGTGGTCCCCGGGTAAGTTGCGCCCTGCGACCAGGAGACGGGCTTGGCGCTCCAAGGGTCGGGCATGGAGGTGAGGGGCCCGAGGATGCGTGAAAAGGCTAGTGTTGGGGTGCCTCCCCGGGTGAAGGGCGTGCAACGGTCGATGGTGCAGTTCCAGGCCGCGAGGTTGACCTGGGAGCCGTTGATGGTGAGGTAGTCGGGCACGGATAGGCACTCGAGCAAGAGAGGCGGCCCGGGCGGCGGCGGCCGGTACTCCGGGCGCCGGCGATCCGGGTCCGCAACATCCTCAGGTGAAGGACAGGGCGAGGTCGTTGCCGGTCGTGGGGTCCCACTGATTGGCGACCGTCATCGTCTGCGTGTACAGGTCGTTGAGGGGAAGCTGATCTTCGAACTGGCTAATCACACTGGCCGTGTTCAGGGTAAACGTGACGGAGTGCGTGCCGTTGTTCAGGGCGTATGTCGTCGTCTCGGCCGTCAGCCCTTCGTACGCGGTCCGGTCATCCGGGCTGGGGGCATAGAAGTTCACGGCCTGGAGCGTGGTGGACCGGCCGACGAACCGCATCAGGTTGACGAAGCGATTGGCCCAGAACCGGCGGGCGATCTGGTTCTTGACGGACAGTTTGATCGACTGGAACTGTGTGCGAGCGCTGCCGATCGTCAGGCCGCCGCTGGCGTGGACGAAGACGTAGGGATTGATCGGCATCTGATTCGGGTTGTCGGTCGGCGCGGGGAACGTGGTCCCGGTCGGATCGGTGGAGCTGTCGAACTGGTTGCCCTGCGGCGTGGACGCTGACAGGTCCATCGACAGCGTGGCGATCGTGCCGTCCTCGCTGACCTCGACGTCCCACCCATCGACCTTGCACCCCAGGTAGACCCGCCGCTTGATCGAGCCGTCGGACCGGGCGATCGCGTGGTAAATCGCCACGCTGGCCAAGTCTCCGGCCGGCTCCGTCGTCGTCCACGGCGACGTCTGTCCGGTGTTGATCTGCTGTGCGGCCCACTGCAAGAGGAACTGCGAGAGCGGGCCCGCGTAGAGCTTGGTTGTGAGCCGGCCCTTGCACTCGATCTTGTCCGAAACGCGGAAAGCGTCGATGGCCACGCCGCCGCCGTAGGGCACGGCCACCATGACCGGCCGCGGTCGCATGGTGAATACGTTGGCGCCGTCGAGGCGGATGTAGTAGGCGTTGGCGGAGGCGGTCGGCCAGTAGACCGGGCTGGCGACGGGAGTCTTGTACGCGGACTCCTGGACGAGCAGCAAAAACTCGCGGGCCATGTGGAGCCTCTATTAGGTGTTGATTTGCGACTGGATCTCGATCTTGATCTGGCCCTTGCCCGAGAGCCAAACGCCGTCCGGGCCGGGGTCGAAGGCGGGCTGGGAGAAGAGCACGAGACCGCTGCGGGCGCCGGCGGTCATCAGGGCCTGTATGACCTCGTTGCGCGTGACGCCTGGCGCCGTCGAGGGCGGATAAAAGCACTTCACGATCATCCACCAGAAGTTCGTCAGGTTCGAGACGTTCGTCCCCTTCAGCAGGACCTCGCAGTTGATCAGCAGATCGCCGCTCATCGTGTCCGGCGTGCGGAACTGCTCGCCGGTGTTCATCGGCGTCCAGCGCAAGGCCGGGGCGATCTCGAAGGTGAACTCCTTGGCGTCCTCCGGGTTGCCCTGCCAGGTGCGGAAGGAGTGTGGCTTGACGGTCCGCTGGAACGTCACGTTCTGGCGGACGACCGTCTCCATGGCTCTGAAGACGGCATCCCTCGGGCTCTGCGGGAGAACTAAAGCGGCGGCGCCCATCTATTGACCTGACGTATCGAGTGTGTATAATGTGGTCAGAAAGGAGGGAACATGAGTGCGAGACGGGTACTGGATCGGAAATCAGTCCGGGTGCAGATGACCTTGGACCTGGAGACACTGGAGATGCTCGATGAGATCTGCGAGTTGCATCCAGACCTGAACAGCCGCTCGGCCGCTATCCGCTGGTGCGTCCGGATCGGGGTGAACAATCTGTGCAACCATGAGAATAATAGAAAGAAGGAGAAGCGACGATGAAAACAGTACGGGTCTATGACGGAACGTCGGTGCGGGAAGCCGAGGCCGCGGTCGATCGCGCCTCAAAGGTGTACGATCGGCGAATGGGATCCGGTGGGTACGACTACATCCGGGCGGTTGCGATTCTTGAGGCCACGAGGAAACTCGCGGGCATGGGTGAGCCAAGAGGCCACGAGGAAACTCGCGGGCATGGGTGAGCCAAGAGCATCCGCCGTACATCCGCCGTAGCCATCTGCGCAGTCGTCAGATAGCACCAACCCAGCCCCCGGCCGCGGCAGTCTCCGCGACCGGGAACAACCAAGGAAGCTATGCCCACAGGGTGTTCGTCGAGCTGAAGTTGATCGGCACCTCGCCGAACCCGTCCCCGTTGACGTCGATCTCAACCGTCGTGCTGGCGAGGAGGGATTCGGCCTCGAACCTGAATCTCGAGGCCAGCGCGACGTACTGGCCGGACTTGGTGATCATCGACTCGCAGATCCGCGAGAGGGCGTAGTACGCGCAGACCTGCCTCACCCGCGGCGTGACCAGGAGCTGGTTGGCGGCCAGGGCCGCGAACAGCCAGCGGTTCGTCAGCGATGTCCGCCGGCCGCCGCCGGTGTACCAGGCGTCCAGAGCAAAGCCATGGTA